TTCACAAGCGGGAACAACCGCGCGACTGTAGTAAGCGTAGTAGTCGCCGTAAGCCCCAGACGTATTCACGAGATAGACGTCATACGCGTTGCCGCGGATGGCGGAGCGTGTCCACACATACTGTGCGGAACCAGCTTGTGTTTTGATAATACGCCAGTTAACAGCACTGTTAGTGGCGTTACCAAATTGTTTATAATAATCAATCATCTTTTCGCCTTCATCGCCATAAACGGTGAAGCCAATTTCCTTTTCAGATAAGAGATAGAACTTTCTCTTTAATGTTTGAGCGGCTCTATTTTCGTAAACAGTTTCACCTTTGGTATAAACATCGGCTTTTCTGATACATTCATAGAACTCTTCATCTAATCCGTGCAAGAAACCATTGACATTAGCGAAGTTAGGTTTGACATCGAATACATCTCTTGCTTCCCACCAGTTGTTTGCTAACTTGTCGGTATTGAGCCATTGGTCAATAGCGGAATTGATGTATTCGTTAGAACCAGCTCCTTGTTTCTCCATAGAGTTTTTATATGCTTGTTCAGCACTGGAGTATTGGTCTTTTCTAGCGGAATAGTTGCCTAAGTCAGAGTCACAAGTTTGGTCAGTGAAGGCAACTGGAGTAATTGTTTCAAGAACATTGCCGCTTGCGTCATAAGTTTTGACTTTGGTATCGGATAAGAATTGAGCGGAACTATAAGTTGATTTCCAGAAGCCCCAACCATCAAGTCTTAACCAACCATTGTTAGGAATAGCAACTGTGCTTGTGAATACGTATGCACCATCAGCACCAGTAGAACCACCATAAGAACCTTTTAATAAAGAGAACTTGTAAGTACCCGCTGCAAGACCGCTAGAGAATACGTGTAATTTTTGTGCTGCACAGAATTGAGCACCCGTTAAGACTGGAAACACACTGAATAATTGAGCGTGACCATCACTTAACTTACTGACAACTCTGAAATAGATTTTGTCAGCGGCTTCGTGAATGACGATTTTATCATCAGCAACTGGAGTACCGCTTGAAATGGTAACGCCCATATTTGCTAATACGATATCTTCATCGTGTAAATGCCATTCACTGCCATCATAGATGAGTTCATAGTCTCTCTTGGCAACACCTTGAACATTGTCTGTTAACCAAGTGAGGAATGTTTCTTCAGAGATAGTAACTGTAAGACCAGAGTTAGACGAAACGACTGAAACGCCTGTTTCTTTACTTGGTGTTAAGATGTCACCAATCTCGAAGTAGTCGAAGAAATCACCATCATTAGCAATTTCTTTGAGTTCTGGATAAGTGAATTGGTTTTTACCCTTGTAATTTCCAGCACCACCGTGTCGAATAACACGAATGAGTTTTTCCATTTCGGTAGTAAACGCCTCATCACCTAATAGAACTTTGTCTAATACATTTGACATATCATTTTCTCCTTTCTTATTCGACTTCAGTGGCAATTAGTTTCGCTTTACCACTTTGAATCTTAATTTGATATGTATAATTCTTGCTGTTATCTTCATCAGCAATTACATTCAACGAATCGACTGCAGCGAGTTTTGTATCAACCATTGATTCTGCTCCAGCCTTTGTGTAAACATCATCGGAATTAGCCTTTGCATTAACAGTAGTGGTTAACGCATCGATGAGACCTTTTAACACATAGCCTTGATTTGCGGTTAATGCTTTGTTTGTGACTTGTGAATCTAAGGCATCAACTAAGTCAGCAATTGAGACCTTACCAGCGAGAATACCATCAAGTGTTTCGTCATCATCGTGACCGGTTAAGAACGCGAATACTTCAGCAAGTCTATCGATTGATGTGTTAGCTGCTCCGTTATAGATGTAATTAGATAATGTATCAATTAAATCTTTTAATGCTTTACCTTGATTAGCACTTAGTGGAGCGGTAGTGGATGTACTTGTTAAGGCATCAACAATTTGACTTTTCTTAACATAGGTTTGATCAATGATGTTTCCATCTTGGTCGCTAGCCGCCTTTCCAACTGTTGTGCTACCATTTTTAATCTTTGTGATTTCAGCATCCGTTAATGCTAACGCTGCTTTAGTCGCATAAGTTGTGGTGATAACATTACCGCTTCCATCTCTAATCGCCTTATAAGAGGAGATAACACCATTAACAATGTCGCTTCTTAACGTTGTGATATTCGCGTTAATTGTGTTGATTGCTGTCTGCATCGTAGTGATGGTTGAGGTGTGACTAGCGGTTAATGTCAATAACCCAGCAACTTGATTTTGTAGAACTGCAATTGCAGCGGTATCTACTTCGATTGAACTAACCCTACCAGCAAGAGCGGTGATGGAAGAACTTAATGCGGAGATATCGTTTGCTAATCCTGCATCAGCACTTGCGTAATTCTGTCTAACTGTTTCTAATAACTCGAGCAAGTAGAATAGACCAGCATAAGTCTTTTCTTTGATTTGCTCGGCTGTAAGACCAGATTCAGCAGTGTTCAATGGAAGATAATAAGTCGATATTTCTTTTAATCTTTCAATTTCTTGAGCATAAGACATATATTATTTGACTCCTTTCATCAATAAACTATATGAGTAGATTATTTCTAACTTAGATAAGACCATTCGTGTGCCTTCATCGTTTGAGAACATGAATCTAATGTAGCCAACTCTTGGTAGTAACCTGGAGCGGTTATAAATGTGTGGCAATTTATCATTTGTGAAGTGGAGCTTAGCCATATTGAATTCATCAGAGAATGATAATTGTCTAGCGCCACCAACTTCTTTAACCGCAACTTTGAAGTCGGCATATTTACGACTTGCGATATATCCGACATTCATATAAGAAGCGATTTGAGTGTCATTGATGATTGACCACATATAGATTGTCTTTTGGTATAAGTCATGTCCTAAATTGAATGGTTTAGTAACATAGTACGATATGACATTTAAGTGGTCTGTGATGACACCTCTATATGAACCAGTTGATCTGCTATTGTAATAGATAAGGTCTAATGGAACATTGATTGTGTTTTCGTCATTGGCTTTGAGAGGAACACTGACTCTAAATTGCTTACCACCATCAGAACCATAAGCACTGACATTTGTGATATAAGCGACCGCGAGTTCGTTAACTCTAAAGCTCATACGTAATGAGACAACACCTAATAGACTGACAACGTTGTTATCTTCATCAATAAGTTGGAATCTATAATCGTGTGGGGTGGATGTTTGTACTCTCTTTAAGCGGTACATCTTATCAACACCAACGCTGTAGACTGAGCCATCGATGCTATCAACGTATACTCTGCGATAGTTATAGAAGAACAACATTGCTAAGTTCATTCTTTCGTAATCGACAGCACCTTGACTTGTGAATGACTTGATAATGATTTCGTTGTTATCTGGATCAATAAGTCCTTCGTAAGCAGTTTGGTCGAAACTGACTAATTCTTCTCTTAAATAGTTGTCTCTTGTGTTCTTGTTGATGAAGTCACCTAACTTAGCATAGATTTGTGATTCATCAGTGACTGTGCCTGTGATAGTGGAAATCTTATTTAATAAGTGGAATTCTCTTCCTTCTTTAACTTCACTTGCATAGTCTTTTGAAACAATGATTACATCGGTATTAGCATCGATACTGAGCGTTGTACCACCAAGACCGATATAAGTTCTTGCTTTGTCTTTTCTAATGATGGAGTCTTCATCTAAGAACCTATTGATATTTCCGTTCTTGTCTGAGAAATATAATTCATCATCAATTTGGAAGAAATAATAGGCATCGATGTTGTCGCAGAAGTACCATTCATATTCGCTATTTTCATCACGGATAGAATATTCGCCAACATATAGACCTTCATCAGTTCTTAATAAGATTTTTTCCTTAAACTGCGAGATAAGCGCGTAATTTAAGTCGTTATTCTTTAATAACTTATTATTGATATGGCTAGATACATCGTATGAGTATTTAGCATTGTTATATGTAACTTCTTTAGAGGTGATGGCTTTAAGTCCGTCTTTGGTAAGGACAAGAGTTTCACCAACAAAGTTAATGATTGAATATGGAGAGATAGCACCAGCGCCACCATTTGGATTAACTTCGAAGCAAGGATAGGCTTCTTCAGCAAGTTGTCCTTCGTTTACGACTGTACCATCGTAACTAGAAGCATTAACTAATTGAGTTGTTCTTGTATAGATGGTGGCTTCGTATTGGGCTTTTTCCTTAAAGACTAGTAATGTTCCATCACGATAGATGTCATAACCAACCACCGCGGAGTTTTCACTACCATATTTGCAGTAATCTAAATCACTGAAATATGTTAAGTCTTTATCTTCTTCTTGCTCATAGTGTTCTATTTGAGCGGAATTGACTTCGCTTGAGTGCCAGTCAATGTTTGGATAGTCTGGGTTACCACTAACGAATAATCTCTTGTTATAGATTGTTCCGAAGTGACATTTGTTAATCCTGTCAGCATAACCACTGATATAATGTGGATACTTAACAACGATATTGCCTTGACCATCAATTGGATTAACTGGATCATCGAAGAGAATAACTTGTGCTTGGTCAATGACTGAGCCATCAATTTCACTTGTAGAACCTAATTTTACATAACCGATACAATCCGCATCCGCATCATTGCCGGTATAGACATTCAAACCATAGGTTGAGTTTTCTTCGCTATCATCAATATCGATTAAGCTCGATCTGAATAATGGTAATTGAGTTGTTGGGCTGAATTCGATAGTGGCTTCTTCATGTGTGATAGATGTCACATTGAAGGCAACTTTGTAAGTATTTTCTTCAACGAGACCGCTATCATAAGGCATCAATACTGTGATTTGATAATCAGCAGTTAATTGGACACCTTGAGATGTGTAAGATACTGTAACGGTGAATCTACCACCAGAACGGATTACAGAGCCAAGTGTTGGATTAGATGTTTCCCAACCGCTAACTTCAATCCATTCAGTGTCTTTGAATAATGCTTCAACAACGACACCTTTAGCGTTGAATGTATCACCGACTCTATATTCAGATGCGTATTCGCCATTATCTGGGTTATCGTCTGCATCTTTCCATTTAAGTCTAATATCGACTAATTGTAAGTTTGGAGTAACTGTGATATTGAGATTTGCAGTAACCCCAGCTTGTAAATTGTTGTAAGGATTTGTTGCTGTGATAACTACCGTTTTTGTTCCTAAATTATTAGAAGCATAAGAGACGTTATTGCTACCATCTCTTGTTAAGTCAGTAGTGACATTCCAGTCAGTTGTAATTGTTAATTGTTCTTCATAACCATTCTCGAATATGCCATATACTGCTAAACCGGTATATGTATATGGAGAGCCATTAGTGACTGATAATGGTTGAAGAGTTGTGTCTAATCTCAAGGATTCTAAGGCAGGAACACCAACTGTAATGTTGTATGTACATGTTTTAGTAGTTCCACCAATTGTCAATGAGACTGTAACTGCTTGTGGATCAGCATCAACCGCTGCGCTTGTGAAAGCAGTAGTTTTATAAGCATCGTAGGAAGTTGTATATCCTTTTGTGATGATTTCTTGGTAACCATCGTTATATGTAGCTTCTAAGATTAACCCTTCTGTAGAGAACAAATCACCAATTAAATAGGATGTTTTATTTGTAGATGTGTTCTTAACGGAAATACTTGATAAGACCTTAGCAGCAACGCTTAATTGACCAACTGTGGCTGTCTTAGTGACACCATCATAGGTGAACGCGATAACGACATCTTTTTCATCATCGTCTAGCTTAACCGCGGCTGTGTAATATTTCTCTTCATCATCGAAGTAAACCTTACATTCAGTGAGAGATAATGTTCTGTTGCTTGCAGTTCTATTGAATACCGCACTAATGACTAGACCATTAAGATTTAATGATTGACCTTCGACATAAGAACTTAGTGCTTTTTCTAAAGCATCATCATCGACACTGATGCTTTGTAACGCTACTTGTAGAGCAGTTAGTGTCACACTCGCGTTCTTGGTTTGTAATGTATTTCCTAAGCCAGTTGAGTATGTGGCTGTAATGGAGTTATTACCAACTGCTAAGATGTGACCATCACCGATGTTGAATTGAACATCATCGTTATCGAGTGTGTCGACATCTGGATAATTTTCATCTTCAGTATCGGTGGAATTTAATGTTCTACTCACCACAAGATTACTTAATGAGATAGTTTCACCTGCGTATAATGTTCCGCTATAGTAAGAAGCATCAATTGAGATGGAATCTAAGTAGACACAATGGATTGTGAATGTCGCGTATTTGGTTTCATCACCATAAGTGAGACCAGCAGTGACATTTTCCACTTTGTTTTTAATCATTAGTGAATCAAGTGATAGTGCGACATCGTATTTACTACCATCGATAGTCACTTGATTATTAGCATCAATTAAGAGCTGAGATTGAGCTGGAGAACCAACGTTGAAGTCAACTGTTAATGTCTTGCCAACTAATGAGAAGTTTTCACCGAAGTTAACACTGAACTTACTAGCACTCAATGACACGCTTGTCATCGCTCTAACATTGATATCGAATGTATCAGTTTCAGTAACATCGCCTTCGGTATAAGAGACAGTGAATGTGGTGGATTCGCCATCATTGTTATCTGGCTCTAAATCTTTATTAGAATTAAGAATTGTATATTTTGAAGGGTCAATTGTAAGACTACCAACCGCAGCGGTTTCGCCATCTAAGGTATGTTTAGCACTAACCGTAATAGCGGTTTGTGTCATATCAAGATGTTGATGTCTTACATATAAAGTCTTGCTGTTCTCATCAAGAGTGACAGTTAGACTGAATAATTTATACACTTTAATAGTGTATGTGGTTGTAACGCCTTTATAAGAGACGGTAATGGTTTGTTGACCCATATCATCAGAGATAAAGACATAACTTGAATCAATGGATTTGCTGTTATAAGAGAGTTCATAACCAGTAACAACAACATTTCCACTGAATCTATATGAAGCAGTGACCTTTAATCCATTTGTAATGAAGTGATCACCGCATCTATATGAACGTAATGAACCGGCTTCTGAGAACATACCAGCAGTTTCGGATGTGATGGAAATAGAATCCAAGATATCGTATTTTGCTTGTAAGATAGTGGATTGACCACTCTTCTTAACTAAATTGCTATTGTAAGCAACTGTTAAGTCATCGCCATGTGTTTCAACTGTGATGGAGAAATTGCTTGTTGAGGCGGTAATATCATCACCGAAAACTTGACCATCTAATGATGTTGAGAAGTCAACTTCTTTATTAGTTAAGCCAGAGTGCATTGTTGCTTTAACAACGATACCGGTTTTATCAAAGCCATCACCTTCTACGAATGTATCGTTCCAGTTAGTTATATCAACACTTGTGATTGTTTCTGGATAATCTTCAACGACTTCAATTTCGTATGTAGCACTGACTGTGTTACCGATAGTAGCACTGACTGTAACTGTATGTGTGCCAACTTCCATGTTGTCTGGAGCGGATACGGAATATTCACTATTAGATAGTGTTCTAGTAGTGCCATCAGTCATAGTAGCAACGACTGTTAAACCACCAACTGAGAATGTTGGAGCTGAGCCACTATGGATGAATTCAGATTTATAACTGCTCAAAGACAATGATTCGATAGCATAGACTGTCAAATCATAGGTTTGAGACATTGTATTGCCTTCGTGAGTCACGGAAACAGTGATTTGATATGTACCAGTTGTTCCGAAATCTACTGCGCTTTGGTCAATAGATACTTTAGTAGAACTTAAATCGAGTTCAGTTTCAGCTTGATCGGAGCAAGTGTAATAAACTTTAAGACCAGTGTTGCTATAAACACCGCTACCTTTAAGGTACTTTTTGATTGAATCAGGTACATAAATACGTACATTTGTTAAACCATGAACGGTAATTGGAGTGGTGGTTGACTTATTTCTTGCGGAAATTGTGACATTAGTGGATGCTGCGACAACTGCCATATTTGGCGAAGAGATTGTTAATTCACCGTGTGGAATTGTTCTTGTTCCAGCATCGCCATAAGTACCAGTGACTACCATACCAGTTTTATCGAATGATTCATTGGTTTGATAAACTTTCTTTGTTGGAGCGGTAGTGACCGCTAATTTAGAAACATCAAAGCATTTCTTTGTAACTGTAGTTTCAATCCATTCAGCAGTATTGGAATCATAGATTTTATATTTCCAAGTTCTATTACCTGTTGAATTGAAATCGCCACTAACCCAAGAGAAACTAACACCAGAAGCGTTAGATGTTCTACTTGTACCATCTGTGTATCTAATAGTGATGGTGCTTGGTGTTCCTGGGTTACCGGTATCAACTAAGTATTTAAAGTTAGTTGCTGTATTTTCACTGACGGAAGATACACCGACAACTTCAATAGAATATGAACTTGAATAACTACCTAAAGTAACATTGACTGATTTAGTTCCAGCGGTGGTCATATTAGGAGCAGTGACTACCGCGTTAGATGTGTAATTATATGTAGCAGCAAAGTTGCCACCGAATTGAGATTTATATTTATAATTAGCCCATACTTCTAAACCAATAGAATTGAATACTTCGTTCTTATAGAACTTCTTTTTAGCATTCTTGTGAACTAATGAAATACCATAGAAATCGATATCTTCAACATGAACTCTGCCTAATAAGAGCCTAGCTGTTTGCCATTCTCCATAATCATATTGATAATCAAATTCAACATAAATGTTGTGATATCCAGGAGAATGTAACCAAGCCGCACTAGTTGATTCGACATCTGTAGCACCCCAAGGGTTACCACCATAATGTTTTTTATAAGAATTCAAAGGAATAGTTAAATAAGTGGCGCTATTAACGTTATAAACTTTGAAATCGATATAATCCCAGTGTTGCCAGAAGATATCACCACTTTCTAATTTAATTGTTCTTACTAAAGTATTTTCTAAATAGATTCTGATTTTCTTAATGAAAACGTAGTGAGCAGCACCAGTAGCGGCAATAGAATCAGCGATAGTGACATCTAAACTTAATTCACCAGCAGAAAATTGATATCCACCAGCTGATGGAACACTTGCACCATTTTCTTCACAACTACCAGGAGCCAAGATTGTATAGTTATTAAGTGTACCAGTAAGTTTTGCCTTAATGTGTGCATTTGATTTGAATGTGCCGATATTTGTTGTCGTAGGGGAACCAGCGCTTGCCATACTATTCACTCACCTTTCTTAAAGAACTAATTACAATTTCCATATTGTTTAAATCCGCTAATTGTTTTGGCTTCACGGATGTATCGAGAGTCCATTGCCAAAAGCGAGTGGTTCTCACATCCACGCCATTATCAATATATGTGCCACTAACGAGTTTGTTCTTTCTCCATTGTGTCAATAAATTGACATCATCGAGAGCTTCTTGACCGCTTACAGGAGAATCCTTATAAGTGATACCAATAGTGGTCACTGGGATATATGTATATGGGCTATCTTCAACTTCTACTAATTCGTAAGTAGGAGCGATTCTTAACATGTAATATTTATTACCGCCTAAGATATAGAGTCTTTTTCCACTAACTCTCATCAAAGAACGATAGTCTTCTAATTCTGTATTACTGATTTTTGTAAAAATGGCTTCTAAGAAGGAATATCTTTTGCCAATTCTAAATCCTTCATACAAGAACTTACCAATGTGAAAAATGTGATGCATAAAGCCATCTTCCGCTTTAAAGGCGATATAGGCATTAACTCTGCCATCAACCTTAGCAATTTGTTCCCATGCATCACGTGTTTGGTCGACACCATCTTTATAGATGATGTTTAACATTTCTCTAGCGTTATTGACTGCAAGATTAGTTTCAGCTTCTTGATAATCAACACCAGCAAAAGACCCAGTAGTAAAAGTTCTTCTACTATTTAGGTCTTGATTAGCAAGATTGATTTTGAACTTATCTTTATTAGCCATAGTTATTACCTAGATTTTGTATTTTGGATAAGCAGCCGCTTGAGTTGGAATATTCTCACGGTGGTTGATTTCATTAACGAATTGTTCAAAGTAGTTGAGATAGCGTTTGCATCTATCTGGATCAACATCTTCAAATAACTCTGATTTAACAAAGTAATTGATGTAATTACATAATTCATTAGTTAAACCATACTTTTCTTCTAAGTCATCAGTGCTTTCATAGTCACTTTCAAAGAAATTAGGAATCTTTCTTTCGTAGAGAATATGAATGGTGGATTCTAAACCATATCCTAAATAAAGGATATTGCCTTCCATAAGTGTCCAACCAACATAGACTGGTTTACCATTTTTCACGATAAAGACTGAGCGGATGGCTCTAATATCGTCAAATGGGAGATTATAAACTTCCGCATCTTTATCAGCGGTAATAATTACGTGTTTTAATGGCACTTTCCCGGCTGTAACAAGACGAGAAATTGCCTTATTGATTCCGATAAGGACATTATTCATTTCGCTTGCATAATCAGGGTTTTGTGCTAATGTGCCATCTAAAACATGTGCCACTGTAATACCAGTGTCATCGTTATGGAATGTTTCTTTGATGCAATTAACTACTAATTCAACAAGTCTCATAATGTTATCCTTTCGTGTTTTGGTTTAAGTTAGGTGGATCGTATTAGAATTGCACTAATATCGGCGGTTAACTGTTCTACTCTTTGAACTAACGACCCATAAGGTGCCACCTTTTCAAGTGGCAGATTAGACGATTAAATCTCTTTGTTTAATTCATCCATGCGCTTTTTATAGTCGGCTTTGGCTTTTTTAACGCCATCTAACCAGTTGTTGATAATTTCAGCAATTTCTGGTTTAACATAGACTGTTTGACCGACTGGGATAGAATGAATTTCACCATTTAAGGTGACTGTTTTGGCTTCTTCCCATTCGTTTAAGGCATCTTCAGGAATGAATACAGGAACTCTTTTTTCTTCTGCCATAATGTTTTTTACCGCCTTTCTTTCAAGTAGGGAGTGATTAAGGCTCACTCCCCGAAGCCTATTGGTTACAACTTATAGTCCTAAGACTAGTCAGAGACAGCGTTAGCAGCAACGATTGTAACTGCACTTGCGTTCTTCTTGACTTGGACGAAGATTGTCTCATCAGCGGCTGTGCCTTGGATGAGGTCAACACCAACGAAGGAACCTGTTGTCCAAACAGTTGACGCTAAGTGGTAGCCACTTGCTGGAATCGCATCGATCTTGAGTAAGTTACCTTTAGCAACATTACCTGTGACCTTGATGGACATGTTGGTGCCAGCTGTTAAGGTTGGTGTGATAGCACCGGATTCGCTATTGTAGCCTTTTCTGCTAGAATCTGTTAATGCAGAAACAACAGCAGCGGCGTGGTAGCATTCGTAACGGACTAAGGCTTCATCACGGAGGATTCTTGCACCAAAGCCATTATGTTTCCAACCTAAGGAACCTCTTTGGTTAAGGGCATCGCTTGAACCAGCGGAACCTGGAGCGTGGTAGATGGTTTCGAAACCGCCACCAGCATCTTCACCATTGATAGCAACTGTACCGAATGCTTCAGCACCGAATGCTAAACAGAGGTGGACATAAGTGGATTTGACTGGAACGATGTTGGATTCGATGAAACGGAAACCTAACATAGAACCAACTTCACCAGCGATGATGTCGGATTGATCACCGTATTTTTCAACGTCAATCCATGATTTGTTGACAGCATCGAGGTTTTTGATATCAGCGATGACTTCTGGGGAAGCAACGAAGATATATTTGCCACCTTCGACTGGTTCAACGTTTCTACGAACGAAATCAGCTTTGATGGCGTTTAAGTCAGCAAGTGTGATGCCTTTTGTGCCAGAGATGACAGCGGCTCTATCTGCTGAACCTTGAGCATAACGGACGTTTAATCCATTGAATACGACTTCTGCTAAGAGACTGCGCATTCTTTGTTTCGCGTTTCTACCGAGTAATTTGCCGGAGATAGCGAGTTGTTTGTCGATGCCATATTTGAGCATCTTGTCGGTTAATGGTACATAAGCACCTTCTTGGTAGACTTTGACCTTGAAATCGACTAATCTGTATTTCAAACCTTCAGGTGTGACACCTTCGATTAAGTGATCTGTGGTTTCTGGGAGATCTTTGTACATTCTCCAAGAGTATTCATCACTTGTTGGGTCGAAATTTGTTTTTTCTGCATATTTGAATAAGACATCAGAATTGAGGTCTTCTAATTCAAACATGACTGCTTTTTGAACGAACTCAATTTGGGATTGAGATAATTCACCAGTGGTTAATTTGACTTCATTTGCCATAATGATTTATTCCTCTTTCTTTCTTATTTGATTTTGGTTTTACCACTTGCCACTGCTTCCATATATGCCTTGAATTCCTCACGAGTCATTTCACTAATTTTCTTAGTAGGAACTTCTTGTTCATCGTTTGATGCGCTACCAGGAGAACTAACTTTGTTAGCCACAGTTTTCTTAGTGGTTTTGTTCTCTTTTGGATAAGCCTTATCAAACTTATCGATGATTTTACTGAGAGGAACCACACCGATTAAGTCTTCAGCGAATTCCATGAATTTAGGATTGTTCCAGTAGGCTTGTAACTCTTCACGAGTATGACCTGCATCTAAGTATTCTTTTACTTCTGCATCAGCCTGTGCCTGTCTCTTCTCCTCTTCAGATTGATTTTCTTTCGCTAAACGCGCTTGTTCCTCGGCTTTTTCTCTACGAAGTTTATCAACTTCATAGACATTCTTTGGATCTCCGCCTTTAGATTGAATCTCATCTTGTAACTCATAGAGTTCGAAGTCTTCATCAGTCTCTATTGGAGTGTCAGTATAAGGGTTTTTGCCACCAACTGATTTGATACGAGCACGTTTATAGCCTTCAGCATCACCTGCAGCCTTTGCTCTGGCAATATCTCTCTCGTGTCTTAATTTAGCAAATCGAGCATCTTCCTCTTTAGACTGCCCCTCGCCAGGTTTATTTGGGTCTTCAGTAGCAGGTGGATTATCTCCTTTGCCATCCTCAGGGTTGGTGTCCTCAGGATTTGTTTGTTCAGTTACTTCTTCCTCTTCTTCAGTGGTAGTAGTAACATCTTTTTCTTTTTCTTCCATTTTTGTCTCCTCGACCACTACAATGGTAGTGACTCCACATTTACGCTGCGTGGGTGCGAATTTTTATTAAGCTCGCGGGCTATCCCATAAATAGCCTTTGAGGTTTAATCGTTTTCAGCCATTTCTTCAGCGGATGGTAATTTAGTTCCGCCGGCTCCCTGACCTTTGAGCCTTCTAATCTCTTCATCACGGATATTGACTTGCTCTTTTGCAGCCGCCATAGATTCGTTGAAGGATTTATTCATAGATTGGTTAATAGCTTCTTTTTGACCGACAACTGCTTCGAGTTGTTTGACTCTTGACAAGACCATTTGAAGCATATTAGTTAATTCTTGATTTTGTTGTTTGAGTTGGAAGTTCTCGGATTGTCTTTGCTTATTGATTAAGACTCTGATGTCGGCTTTCTTTGATTCACTCATAAGAGGATTCAAGTTGAGCCACATCTCGAAGCTATCCGCGGACATCTTTTCATAACCACCATTCAAGAAGAGGTTGTTAATCAAGTCGGTATCAATGATTTCGCTGTACTTAGTACCTTTACCAGGTTCACATACGATATCGAAGATATGTCCTTTGAGTTCTTCCGCTGGATCAATAGTCTTTCTTTGAACTTTAGTTGGAGCGCCTTTCTTAGCGGCAATCTCACCTTGTTTCATCATTTGACCATTGATGTTAATTTCTTCATCTGGATGAGCAAGCATGTTCTCGTAAGATTGTTGTTCTTCTTGGAACTCTGCATCAGTTAACTCATAGATGTAATAACTTTCTGGGTAGTAGTGCTTGTAGAATTGAAGTCTGATTTCCGCACAGTCGACCAAGAATCTCCAGTAGCGGTTTTGTAATACTTCAATACGTTTATTTCTTTGTTCTTCTAAGATTTGTAACGCATACGCGGTAACATCTTTTAAATTAGAAGAAGAATCAACAAGCTCGTTTGTGCCAGTAATCATCTTTGTAATATCGATGATAGTGGTCACATAATTCATCACTTGACCGTTTAATTGGTTGCCTTCTAAACGTTTGATACCGAAGTTGTTGCCAGGAGTGAAGTCAGTGAACATTCCACCTGGAGCACCAGTCCAAACTTGTCCGTTTGCAGCGCCTTCTTTCATAATGATTGTCGCCCAAGCGGTATCTTGGATTTCCTTCGCCATCATAGAAATGATGAAGTTAATAATTTTTTGGTTATCTTCAATGCCTTCGATAACGCTTCTTCCATATAAACAATTACGTCTAGGAATAAGAGTTAAGGCAGCGATTGGATATAATGAGAACTTTTCTTTTTCTTCTTTATGAGATGCATCATCAGCATCTTCGAGTTCTTCATCTTGTAGTGGTTCAATCTCTGGATCAAGTTCATAGATTTCTTCATCATCAGGATTGTAACCATCTAAGTCGTATTCAGGTTTGATTTTGAGTTTCTTTTCAGTGAGATTTGGATTTAATGGAATTGGCTCACATAGAGTTACACTCTTTGTGGAACGAACCCAGTAGACTTCTCCATCAATACGGAAGAATCTAGTCATCACTGTACATAATCCTCTATCAAAGAGGTTTTCATCCTCATCGTAAGCGCTCTTACGTGAGGTATAATCATCAGGTGTAATGAGACTAATGACTCTGTCATAGTCTTTCATGCTCTTGTTGACAGTTGCTCTAACTGCTTTAACTTCCATTCTCTTCTTGAAACCGACCCATTTTTGTCTTTGGATGGAATCAAGTCTTGGATTAGCACAAGCAAAGTCTTCAAGAGCGATATCATCAAGTGCCATAGAGCCTTTTGATTTACCTTTTATTAAGGTAATATCATCACTCCAGTAGTGGTATAAGAAACCAGAAGCACCAACGAGAGAATCTCTCACGATAATGTCGCAATATTGGTTCATCTTGATGGATTTTTGGACGTATTCGTCAAACTTCTTTAATCCATCAGTGGAGATGTTTTTATCAAAGCAAGTAAAGTTTAAGGTAACGGTTGTGCCTAAGATGGTCGCGTGTTGGCTATCAACAACCCATCCACAAATGTTTTCTGTGGCTCTAGGAAGATCATCACTATATCCTTCAGGAGTTTGACGACCTTCATACATAGCCCACCATTCAGGAATACAGGCAGAAAAACCTTTTCTATCCATGTAATCTTGATGTTGCTCAAAAAACAAAGCATCAACACTATGTTGATTCGCGATACTAGCGGTTGGAAGTTGTTTTTTTGGTTGTTTCTTAGAACTGCTCATTTATACGACTCCCCTTAAACAATTTGTCACCCATAAGTTGGGTGGTTCTTTCGGTTTCATTCTTAATACGAACCGCGATATTGCTAAGTTCTTGTTGAATGAATTTTTTATTTTCTTCGCGTTCACTCGCGGATTGATTTTCCATGTTTTCTATTTTTTCGTTGATTCTTTCTAAATCAGCGTTGACACTCTTTAAAGTAGAGGTCATGGAGTCTAATCTTTCGTTGATGGAATCGAAATCGATACCCATTAAAGAGAATAGATGATTAAGTTCCTTAATCTTCTTTTCTTCTTTCTTACTCACTACGATACGATTGATTTTTTCCATAATCCTCTCCCTTGAGTGTTAGTTTTTGGTCTTTCTGAGCGTAATTGCCAAGGAAGACCGGCTTTTTCCCTCTCAGCCATGTTGACTGAGGTGGTTTGTTGATTCGTTAACGCGATTGTGTGTGCTATCGCAAGAGCCATAACTGTATCGTCATGGTCACTTGGAGTCGCAGCGCCCAGGATATAATTCCCTCGACTACCGATATCAAGAACCACAAATGTCATCATCTCTTGAAGAGTGGTCTTATCATTAAACTCTTCTGGTCTTTCTCTAAAGCGTTCTTTAAGAGTGTTAATCATGTCATTCTTATTGCTCGCTTGAGTGGAAACACCATATTGGTTTAGGACATCTTCCTCAAAAGACTGTTGATTTTGGCGAACATAGATTCTTCTATATCCTGCCTGCGCGAGCCGCTTATTCGCGTTTTGACCGGTATTGGTTTCAACACCGATTAACGCGGTATTGTAATACTGCCCTAAGCAGTAGAGTTGCATCCCAAATTCATCAGGATCCATCTTTTGTCGGCGGAACATCGCGACTTGTTTACGACAATTTCCATCGTGACGTAATACTTGAGCCACGAAGAAGTCTTTACCATTTAATCCCGCTGGGTCAGCCCCAATCACGTAAGGATATCCAGCATAAGGTTCTTCGTAGATGACCACATCACCATTTGGATCATCGATAAACTTTATATTGCTAACACTTACTCGCGTTCCGGAAGAATTCCAGGACTGTTTATAAGTGAAATAGCCAGTTCTCTTTGGTGATTCGCGATTCACTTCCTCTAAACGCTTTTGTACCGCGTGAGTATTGAACACTGATACACCAGTAGATAGAAACGCCTCATCGGGATAGGTCGGATATTCCTGATGGAACATCTCAAGACCCATCGCATCGATTTGCGCTCTTCTCCACATAAGTCCTTCAAGAGTCATACCCTTATCTTTGTAGTTTTCATACAACGATACTTCATCATCGTAAGCACCGCTTCGATATAACTCTTCACCGTTATAAGGCAGCTTGTATTCCTTCGATGTGTACCAAGGGGAGAACCAACCTTTGATTCTCTTGTTCTTTCCGCTGTAGGCAGAGTTGAACAATTCTCTAAACTCATTCATCCCTTTCGCGGTGCTCTCAATAAAAAGCATCGCATCCGGAGAGAATGGCACCGCTGATAAAAGCGATGCAAGTGACTCTTTCTGCTTTCTCCACATCGCGAACTCTGAAGCGTGAGCGCCTAATAACGTAGCACCTCTCGCGAGGTCATCACTCACTGTTTCAACGCTAATCGTGGATTCCGACTTAGTGGATATTACAGTTCCCCTCTTATTAGAATTAAGACTTGGCTTAATGTCTTCAGGAAGGTGGTCGTAGAACCTCTGATACATTTCAAAGATTCTTGATGTATGGTCATCCTTATCAGCGATAATCAACGACTCTCTATAAGGAGAGTAGATGTTCCTAGAGAACAATATCGCCGCAATAAGAGTGGAGAAACCTTTTTGTCTAGCTTTCAAGACCGCATACTCAATAGGTCGATAGTTAGCCCAATCATCTTCGATTTGAAGATAGAACTTCATCTGATCGTCATTGAGTTTGAATAGTACCAACGGAGTATCATCTTCTTCCCCAGTTTCTAAGAACGCATTTAAGTCGCGAGACTTCGGTCTTATATAGAGGAAATTCTGAATGTAATCCAACATTCGAATCTCGAAGATTTTACCAGTCTTGGCATTTGGTACCTTAACCGTTAGTAACCTCTTCTTCATTGTTCTTAATCGCTAAAGACGCTAAGAGTGCATCTACGGACTTACCATCGGAAGTAACGTCGACTTGTTTTGGAGCCGCAATACCCGCGAGTTCATAAAGTGCCTTACCATTTTGAGGACTTGGATTCATCATCACAAATCCGATCATCTTCCTATCGATAATATCTTTAGGAGTTAAGACACTTCCATCCTCTGGATTCACGAATTCCGTCATTAAAGTCTCCGCTAAACCAGTTTGAGCATCCTTAATACTCAATTTCTTTGCCTGTTTCTCGCGTTGAGAAAAATAAGCCTTCTCAGACTCTGGCATTAAATCGAATAAAATTTCATCTCTTTTGTCCATAGACTTCCTCACCCGTAAAATATAACACTTATAGAGAAAACACAACAAAAAAGTTGAGAAAATTAAACATTTGAAATACTGCGAAATAACATGAAAATTTCTATTTTTTATAATATGGAAAAACACATGACACACGGACTGACACGGACATATATATGAATGCGAAAAATGGTTAAATTATTATGAAAATGGGATATAGGGGGAAAAGCCGAGATATATATGTGGAGGTGCCCCCAGGTCTAAAGGGGCGATAGGGAGGGGTACATAATGCCCATACGATCCCTGATGCATATACGCTATGTGTAAAGAACCCCGGTTTAGTTTGTATGAACTGCTCCAATGAAAGAGTAAACCTTTAGGTTTAAATGTATGCTTTTAATGCTATGACCGAAAGAATACCCCATAAATGTGCTTTAAATGAGCTGCTACGGTCTCTATTTGTCTGGATTATGTTCGCTTTGAAATCTCGTGAAAAACGGATGCCGAGAGAAAGAACGTTAATTAAAAATTATGATAGTCATTTCGCTACATTTCTCGTTTAGGTCTTGTCTCGCTTGCTTTTGTTTGCCCTTTATACATGTGCTTTTATGTGCTCAAATTACGACCGGTTTATTGCCCCCTTATTAGTATTCATTATCCCCAATACTATCCAGTAATACTCTACAATAATTCAGTTGTAGTGAAACCTACAAACCACTCGTATATACGTTGTGCTTGCTTAAGCACGCGAGATTTCGGTTCGGTCAACAACTTTCTTAATTCGGCAATGAAAATAAATTTTCCGATCAGAAAATTTTTTTCAGCTTTAAGGCGTGTCACAAGGCAGGAAAAATCTTGTGAAATCATGTTTGTGTCGATACCGGCAACCCCGGAAGAAAGGAAAAACCGACATGAAAAATTACGTTGTAATTTGTACTCTCAACCAAGCGAACGAAGTTTTCGCTACATTCCACAAAGTGGAACAAATGGATGTTCTCACAAGAGCAACATTCCAAGTCACACTATCAAATGCTCAAGCATTAGATAGCGACTTACCTACCGAGCAAGACAAGGTTTATTACCTTGAAAGCGACAATGAGTCAGACCTCGAGAGCGCTATGAGAACCCTTGGGTTCCGTAGATGTGACCGTTGTGGTGCTTGGGTAACCCCACAAGACCGCCGTACTGGAGCAAGCACTTATGACCGCGACACTGGTCGACTTTGCCCAAGTTGCGTAGCAAGAGCAGAAGAAGAGACCGCTAGAAATCCAAGGATTTCTCTCTCTGGTTATCACACAACATCCAGTAACGCAAGAGTTATCAATGCTGAAGGAGAATCCTTCACTCTCGATAACGTTCAAGGCGTTGGCATTGAAATGGAAGCTAATGCTTCCACCCGTATCGTTAGCAACAACTCATTCAAAGCAACCGATGCATTCTATAGAATGGCAAGACCTGGTGTTAGAAACCGCATCTTTAGATGCGAACAAGATTGTACCGTCCAAGCGGAAATTATCTCAAACGTATTCACCAAAAAGTCATTATATGACTTCGACTGGAATATCTTAGGCGAACAAATGCGCTTTATGGGCAATGACGAGAGCGTCGCAAACGTCGGGTTCCACGTCCACTTAAGCAAGACCTGGTTAGGCACAACACAAAAAGAACAAGCACTCAATTTCTTGAAATTGCAATACATTCTTAAGGCATACGAAAACGACTGGTTAAGAATCAGTGGTCGTAGACCAGACGAAATGAGATGGTGTTCCTTCTACACAATGCAAAGCATTGAACAAATGAAACAACAACTCGAAAGTGGTCGCTACGCTGGTTACGAGTGGAGTGTCTACCCAAGCAGTCATGGATGTGCTCTCATTAGCTCTGGCGCTACCATCGAGTTACGCATTGGCAAATCCACAAACGATGGCGAAAAAATCAAACACTATCTAAGACTTGTCTTAGGTATCGTTGAAAACTTAAAGAACGTTAGATTTGAAAAAATCTATTGTATGAGCAAAATCTTCAAGTTAGTTCCTAGTGAAACTATGAACTACTGGCGTAAAAATGGCGCATTCTTAAATACCGTTGCCGCTGAAAACCGTGGCATTACGGTCACCCAAGCAGCGTAATGCTTGAGTACATAAGCACAGGAGGACATATATATGTGTATCGCAGTATTCAAACCAGCGGGTCAAAAAGCCCCAACATTCGAAACTCTTAAGCAATGCTTTAAGAGAAATCCAGATGGCGCAGGATTTATGGTCGCTATCAACGACATAGTCGTAATCCGTAAAGGGTTTATGACATACAAAGCTTTCGAACAAGCTTATAAAGCTTTCTTCACCGACTTGAATGACAAAGACTATTCTATAGTCTACCACTTCAGAATCGGAACCCAGGGCGGCAACGTTCCAGAACTCACTCATCCATACCCACTCACTCGTGATTATGCTCAAATGCGTAAACTCGAAAGCGAATGTGAGATAGGCGTAGCACACAATGGAATCATCCGCCTAACAAGTGAATATGGCGTGAAAGACCGCAATGACAGCATGACATTTATCAGCGAATATCTTGTAGATATTATTCACGACAATCACTACTGGTCAAAGAAACCTGAAAAAGTGCGTTTAGTCAATAGACTACTCGGGGATGGTTATCCAAATAAATTAGCGGTGTTATCCAAAACTGGATATTGTGCCTTAATAGGCAACTGGATTAAAGATGGTGGCATCTACTACTCGAATACGAGTTATGTGATACCTAAACCCGTAGCAAAGGTACACAAGTACTCAAGCACTCGCGAGATCGGCGCAACTGAACTCGACCTAGCAAAAATGAACCTCTTGGGTATGCTCGACTAAGGGCATACTCGAGAGAAAAGAAATATAAAAGAAAAGATTGGAGAAAATGAACTATGAAATACTCAGAACAACTCGCTCTTGCTAGAGCAAACAACATTGACATCTTCGCATTACATATTGCGGATGAAACAGGTGCAATTTTCGGAGAAAATCATCCTGATTATGAAGACCTTTGTGCGGTCATGTATGAATTATACACAAACACATATCACATGAGCTGCGAAACACTTGGGAACGCTCTCAGATACGCTCTTGAACACGAAGGCATTAAACTCGCAAACGTTCGCAAACATAGCAAGGAATTCGACCTAGTCGTAGAACTCGCTTGCTCAATGGATTAAGAAAGGGAAAATTAACTATGTTAACACTCACAAAGTCTCAAAAAGCCGATATAGTCGCATGGGCTCTCAACTTTGGTTGGAACGACTATTTCGACAGTTGCATCTGGAACGCTAAAGCACACAAGTATAGATACGTTTGTGCTCAAGCAGACAAGGTGTACTACCTAACGCAAAAGCAACTCGCTCACGATTTCGATAACACATTCACAAGCGATGAACGTGAGCAATTCACAGCCGATTACTTCGACTATCAAACCAAAATTGATTCAGGGAGAAATAAATGATGAAAGAATTAGCGAAGGCAAAGAACAAACTTAAAAAGTTTGGTATGGACGAATCATTCATCGTCAAACAAGCGGATGTATTACTCGCACAATTCAATGCGGGTAATCATCCTGGCGATGCACTCAAGCAAATGCGTAATAACATACGCTATTGGCAACGCATCAACGTGTTGGACACGAATCCATTACGTGATATCAGATTAGATTATTTCAACCTAATGGTTGACTATATGGAAAGGAACTTAGCTTAAATTTATGGAACGATTAACTATTCAAGAACAACTCAGATTCTACATCCAGTGGTGCAAAGACAATGGTTTGGAACCAAAGGATGCTAAATCACTCACAGCGTATATGAACGAGATACGCTTAAGCACTCAAGCATAAGGGGGTACGTATATGACACGCTATTACATAATTGACCTAATCGCAGATGACACAGATGACATCATCTTCGAGACCAACGAAAAAGACTTCTATGACCAAATGGAAGATAATTACCAAATTGCCAAAGATGAAGGCGATAAAGTGCCTGACCACGAGCAAATGGTAGAGGCATACGCAAGCGAAGATAATCACGAAGAGGCATTCAATGCGTTCAGTTTCCTCAAACTCACTGATATGACACCACAAGAGTGGGGCTACTGACCTACGTAAGTATATACGTAAGTAGTATGTGCTTAAGCAGGAGCGATCGATTTGATTCGGTCGCTTTTTTATTGTTTTGCTCATTTTTCGCTCATATTTCGCTCACAGGGGGTTGAAATAAACAAAAAACCTAGATATAATCTAGGTTAGTGTTTAGATGGAGCAGGTGACGGGTTCTTTGAAGTCCATTTCACCGCTTTTTTTGTGCTTTCATTTTGCTATTCTTATCATCTATATATGATAAGTAGCGAAATAGATTTTCACAGAGTTTTATGCGCTTTCTGATTTTTTGCCATTTTTTTCGGTCACGGAAATCGCACGTCTACGCCCAGACAATACGCCTATCATAGCACTCTCACGTGACTTGAGCACATGACTATAAGTATCAAGTGTCATTTGTGTACTGGAATGTCCTAAACGGTTGCTGATAACCTTAACATCTTCCATAGTCTCGACAGTCTCGACAAGCCATGATGCATTGCTATGTCGTATGCCATGCGGTGTAATCTTGCGTACTCCAGCAAGCGCAGCATACTTGTACATCGCATCACGAATAGCGTGTCTACTGGTTGGTCGTTTGCCACCAAAGATGAAGTCATCATCACCGCCACGCATAATGGTCTTTAACTCCAAAAGCAAGTCCGCAGTATCATCGGTCAAGCGGTTGTATCTGATAGAAGAACTTGTCTTAGGTGTTTCGATAGTCCATCCATCGCCGGTGCCTTCGATAACTTGTTGGTTGATAAAAATGAGTTTCTTGTCATAGTCAAAGTGTTTCCACATAAGTCCTTGTATTTCACCTATTCTACAGCCAAGCTCACCAAAGAGAATGAAGAATGGATACCAGAGCTTATCGGTTGGAATCGCATCAATGAATGACTCGAACTCTTCGCGTGTCCATATATCCTTTTCGTGCTTTTGTACTATATTAACACGTAGGTTTTTTAATATTACATCACATATCTGATAAGTAGGCGCGTCTATGTACATGTGCCTATATGCATAAGCAAGTACGTCCTTAAAGCGTGTAATAACTTTATTCTTGCGGTTGGTTGTAATGGTGGAATCTGCTATAAAAGTGTTATACCAGTCGGTGATATTGTCTTTTTTAAAGACATCTTCAATGAGCCATCTATCAAACTTAGGCAGCAAATACTTAGAATAAACGGAATCATCCGCTCGAAGTGTTTGAATCTTAACAGTGGTGGATCTATCTTTTCTCACTTCTGCAAGCAAGTCCTGGAAAAACAATACCTTACAGTGTTTCGTGTGTTTCTTTACCCATTCCTGGATAGCGCGTTCATAATCCGCGTTCGCCTCACTCTTGCTTGAGTACCCACGTATAGTCACGTCTTTGAACTCGTCGTTGACTTTTACTTTGCAGGAAATAAACCAAGTACCCCTTTTGATGTCTTTATAAATACCTTTTCTCATATTGTTATCTCCTTTCGCTTTTGATAGAATATTAAAAGGTAGTCGTTATTAGTTAATCGTTCCAAGATACTAAAAACATACCGCTGAGGAGACAGCATTGCAGGTGCCATCTCCTCTTTTTTGTTAAGAAGTTAATCGAGAAACTCCTCGATAAACCTCTTAACTTTTGAAAGGTTTTCGTCCGATAGATGAGCAAGTTTGTTATTGATTTCATCTCTCATGCGCTTATGTTCATCGCTTTCGTGCTTAGGTACATCGAATCCCATGAGCCATAACACATCCACGTTAAGCGCTTGCGACAACTTTAATAATTTAATGTTACCGGGCTTGTACTTACCGTGCATGTACTTGGATACATCAGCGCGAGTGATTCCAGCCTTTTGTGCTAATTCTGTTGGCTTTAAACCTGACTCTTCTAACGCTTGCATGAACCTTTCGTGAAATGAACTTACAATCTCCATTGAACTGCTCCTTTCGTAAATCATATTAAATCTAATTTTTAAAATATTCAAGTTATTTGTAGAGAAAACTCAACTTTTTATTGATTTATGTTTTTTTATGCTTTAAACTGATTGTGAAGTTGGGAAAACTCAACAAATTCACAAGAAAGGAGAAGCAACTATGATTAAATGCAATTATGGTTTTTTGAAAGCTAAGATTCAAGAAAAATGCGGTAATCAAAAGGTTTTTGCTGAAAAATTGGGCATAAGTACGCAGGCGTTATCCTTAAAACTTAATAATAAGGCTAGTTTTTCGCATGATCAAATGATTAAGTCAATTGCTATTCTTGACCTAACTAGCGGAGACCTCGAAAGATGTTTTTTTGTAGTTTGTTAGTTGGGAAAAGGAAACATGACACTAGCAAGAAGAAAAGAACTTTTAATGAAACCAAATTGGACTTATCACGATATCGCTGAATACGCTGACTGCGGAACAACCAAAGCAATTGCGATAAAAAATCAAGCGCTTAGAGAGTTTGGCGGAGCGATACGTTATATGTCTCAATGTGTGACTGTCGACTCAGTGATGAAATGTCTTGGAACGACCAGAGAACGAGAACTCGAAATTGTCTCAAATCTTGAAAGAAAGGTAGATGCGTAATGGCACAAAAAAGAAATTACAAAAAAGAAACATTCAAATCCAAAGAAGATTGGTTGAACAATCGCGGACTTGGTGGAACTAGCGCATCCGCAATTACCGGCAGTAGCCCATACAAAAATATCCTGGAACTATTCGCCGACATTATGTGTCCAGATGATAAGGAAGTTGAAACCTCTAATGATTCAATGACTTATGGCATCCGCTGCGAACCCATCATCCGCAAACAATATGCTCTTGACTTTGAAGAAAAGTACAAAGTGCATACCCCACGTCAACACGAAATGTATCGCAGGAAAGATAAACCTTATATGACCGCGACACTCGATAGCATCCTAACTGAAATTGCTACCGGTAGAAAAGGCGTTCATGAGATTAAAACCCACGATATTAGAAACCGTGAAGATGAACAAGAGTGGAAGGATCATATTCCACAAAAGTATTACGAACAAGTTATCTGGTACTTGGTTGTAATGAATGACTTTGACTTCGTTGAAGTGACTGCAAAACTAAAGTTTTATGACTACTACGATCCAGATGGAAAGAAGCTACTTAAAACTGAAACCAGATATTACCACATCGAACGTGCTGATGTACTCAAGCACGTAGAGAACCTAGAAAAACTCGTGACTAGATTCTGGGAAAGAAATGTCAAGCAAGGCATTATTCCAGATTTCAAAATCACATTCTAAAAAGGAGACCTTATGGCTGAAAAGAAAGAAACTGAATTCACACCTGAAGAATTCTCATTAACTCCTATTCTCGACCCAGAGACTAAGGAATATTCGCTTCTTAGATTTGATGAAGTTAAAGAAGCATGTGAGGGATTCATTGAAGAAAACATGATGGAAACCATCACAACCGATGATGACCTTAAAATCCTCAAAAAATGTAGGACAAACCTTCGCAAGAAGAAAGACACCATCAAAGCAGTGAGATTAGCACTCGTTAAGTTATTCTCCTGGCAATTCAAAGCACTGGAAGACATGCTCACTGATGCTGACAACAAATTAAAGCAATTAAAAGAAGAGTTTGAAGCATCAAAAACTGAGTTTGTTGAAGAAGCTCCAGCGCCAGTAGATAACGACCTCAAAGAAGTTACATTGGTTATCAAATATCGCGATGTCAATGTAATTGAACAAATCAAAAAGTTAGCAGTCGATGGTGGCTGTACAATTACCGAAATTAAGGAGAACAAATAATCATGGCACAAAAGCAAGAAATAGCACTTAGAAAGCCAACTCAAAAGTTTAGCGTTGCCATCCAAAGCGATGCTTATAAAAAACTCATTAACGACACATTAGGTGACCCAAAAGTCGCGCTCAGATTCGTGGCTGATGTAAGCACCCTCGTTGCTAATAACGTAGGTTTACAAGACAGTGACCCAAAAACAGTCTTATCCGCAGCATTATTAGCACAATCACTTGACTTACCACTCGCACCAACACTTGGTTATGTCTACATCATTCCATATAAGAACACCAAAAAAGATAGAGATGGTACTCAATACCAAATTATGGAAGCAACATTCCAAGCCGGTTGGAAAGCATGGGTTCAATGGGCAATTCGTTCTGGAGCCTATGAAAAACTCGGAGTCAAAGAAGTTCATAAAGGCGAAGTTATCGGACAAGACGAGTTCGGTGATGACATCATCAAGTTCGATCACAAGTTCGACAATGAAGAAGTTGTTGGTTACTTCGCTTACTTCAAGTTAGTTAGTGGTTATTCCAAAACCATCTACTGGACTAAAGAACAATGTGAAAAACACGCAAAGCGCTATGCACCTGAATACAGAATGTATGGCACTGGCAAGTGGAAAGACATGTTCGATGAAATGGCAAAGAAAACTGTCATTAAACAACTTATCTCTAAATGGGGTATTACCTCAATTGAATTACAAAAAATGGCACTTGCTGACCAAGCAGTGGTTAGAGATGGCGATAATTACGATTACATCGAAAACCAAGAAGAACCAGAAGAGCCAATTACCACCAACGTTACCAACACGATTCCTGATGTCGATGATGATGGCGTAGTGGAAGACAAAAAATAGTGGTCGACAACGACTAGATGACGTAGCGCATTTGTCATCCTCCCGTTGCTGATAATAGCCAGCGTGAAGCGATAACACCTGTCCTGCTAAATGCCCAGGAGATTAACACTAACCCTTATTAGTTCAAAAAGTTTGAACAAATGAAAGGAGCAATTATGAAAGCAAAAATGAAAATTGAATACTTCTTATGTGCTGAAGACTATAGAAGAATCAAAGCCGCTGTTAAAGAAAGTGGTCGCACGATTAAATCTGTCTATGAAGAACTCGGCATCAATAAAGAAGAGTTCTATCACCAAATCAGAGGTAGAAAACCAGTTCAATGGGAACTTTATAAGTTTATCAGTGAATTAAACGTTGAGCTTGTCTTTGAGGGGATGTGCTAGTTATGGCTGAATACTCAAAGGAAAAGTTGTTCTTCCTAAAACTCAACAAAGACTTCTTTGACCAATACTGGGTGAAGATCCTCGAGTCTGAACCAAACGGAGACAAATACATCCTCTTCCTTATCAAGTTGATGTGCGAATCAATCTCTCACAATGGTTATCTCAGATTCAATGAGTCAATCCCATACGATGAAAAGATGCTCGCTGCGATTACACACACGGATGTTGATGTGGTAAGAACCGCAATTGATGCATTCAAAAATATGAACATCATCGAGTTCACTGAAGATAGAACATTATTCATCCCAATGGTGCCTGAAATGACCACCTCAACTACTGAGGGAGCACTCAAAAAAGCTGGTCAAAGAAGAGCACTTGAAGATAAGGGTGGACAATAGGTGGACAAAAGGGAGACAAATGTCCACCAGATATAAGAGATTAGATATTAGAGTTTAGAGTCTAGATATTAGAGTCTAAACGATACCCAAAGAATTAAATAATTATCTAAATATAGTCAGTCAGTCATAAATGAAGAGTCCGCATACACGTATTAGAGATTCTAGTCATATATAAGTCTGATGATTATAGAAAGGAACGATATGAAACTAACAAAAGAATACAGTTATCTTAACGACATAGTGCTCACACACATAAATGACTTGATTAAGGACTTGACTGACTCTGACTTTGATGAAGAAAGGTTTAATTGGTGGTTAGAAGAAAAAAAGATATCCACTAAGAATAATCCATCCGCTTATGTCAAATCATGTTTCAAGAAAGAACTAGAGTTAGGAACATTCACTAAACCTGAAGCACCAGATGTCGAATATGTGCCTGCAACACAAATATTCTTCAATCAACTTAGAGAAAAAGGAATCCAAGTTATTCCAGAAGACACGATGTATATAGATTGTACATTCTCATACTTACTAAATAACGGAATTCTCACTGTTGATGAACTAAGAGCACTAAATCAAAACATCGTTGATTATATGGTTGGACTTAATAAACCTCAATCAACACATGACTTCCTAGAACTTATGAGAAAATCTAACACTCTTAAAGGTAGATTCGTTGACTGGGTAGCAATTGGAAAAGAAGCTGCTGACCTCAATAAAGAATGGGAACGTCTCCTCGCTGAAATTAAAGGCGATGAAGATGAAGAAGATGATGAACTCGAAATAATCAAAACGTCAAGAGATTATGACGATAAATAAAGACCACCTGCAATGGTCGAAAGGAACGATTAACTATGGAACTTACTCCAAGACAGTGGTGGTTATACCGCTTAGTCAAGTGGGCAAGTGAGAATGATCAAAAATTATCGATTAAAGAAATTATCGAATGGCAAGAGAAATACCGCCAAGAGAAGAAACTCACTTACTCAGACTTGTATCAATTCAAAGATGCTGAGGGTAACCACTCAAATTGTCCTCAAATCTATGAAGATAAGGACATCATCAATGAAAGTGACCAATTAGACAAGATTATCTGCGTTAAGAATAATCAATTCTACATTGGTACTGAAAAAGAAAATATCGAATATCACAACAAGCTCATGCACAAGGTATATGAATACTCGCATAAAGCAAAAATCATTAGAGATAAAATCTCACAAGACGGTCAAGGAAAACTATTCACATACGACTTCGTTGAAATGGAGAAATCTCAAGGTAGAGACTTCCATGAAGCATTCATCCATAACCAAAGCATGATTAAAGAAATAGAAAAACTCGAAAAGAAAGTCGCGGACTTAGAACAAGCACTTAAACTCCAAAAGAACGAATCAAAGATGTGGAAAGAGCGTTTCGAGTATTTGAAAGGCGGTAAATAGTATGGCGAAGAAAAAAGTCACTGATGAAGAGCTCGATGAAGAGTTAGAAGAAACCGAAGAAGTCGAAGAACAAGAACCTAAAAAAGAGAAAAAGATTAAGTTGGAACTCGACTTCGATATGGATCCAATTGAACGTTTGAGAAAAGAAATTGACTTCACTGACGATCCAAATCAAAAAGCAATCGGTGAGTTTCTAATCATTGAGTTGGGAAAAGACAACGTATTAAAGGGCGATTACGCAACAAAAAAGATTACACTCGATAAAATGTTCAAGTTTGTCACAAACGAGGCTAGAAACCGCCTTAAAACTAAATCTGGCACACAATGCGTCATGATAAGCGACCAAGAAGTTTACGGAATGGTGATTCATTACGTCCATGATGGTGATATTCCTCAAGAAAAAGGCACTAAATATGTCTTAACGAAAGAAGAGAAAAAATCTCTCCAAGAACAAGCCAGAGAAGAATACCTCGCTGAAGAAAGAAGAAAAATCGAAGAAGCGGAACGTAAAAAGAGAGAACGTGAAGAAGCTGCTCGCAAGAAGGCGCTCGAAAAAGAAAAGAAAGAACGTGAAGAGTCAGGTCAAATCTCATTATTCGATGATTGTGACTGGGGTGACGATGATGAGAACTGAAATTGAAAGTTGGATTGCTAGATATAACACTCCAGAAGAGATACCAAGCGGAACTCACTGGCTCAAAACTCTTGATGATGAAGAAGGGCAACCGTGCTTACGTACTTACGCACTCAACAAGACCAAGAAAAAGGGCATCCGAATTAAAGAAGTGGTGAGAGAGTATCTCAATGAAGATTTCATTAAAGTTCATGGAGACCTATACTTCTGTGGCGCTGCTGGATATCGAGTTGTTTGGGAGAAGAGAGACTATTACGGTTACTATCTTCCATGCGATACAGATGATAACTGGTACGAATACGATAGAAGATTAGGAATCAGTGCTGAAGGCTTATTCACTGACGATCAAGTTGAAAAGATGTTTAGCAAATATATTCCTTACTTCCAATGGACTCCAGGCATGTGCTTAATGGAATACGCAAAAAGATATCGTGAGTTCGCAAGTGCTGAACTGCTCGCAAAGGCTGGATATGGATATCTCGTAATGGATAAAAGAGTCTTGAAATTATCCAAAGATGGAAAGAAGAGACTTGTCCGTTGGCTGAATAAATATGGTGACTATGTTAAAGAGCATCGACCACTATACAAAGATATCTCGGTGGCGGTTAAAAAAGACTGGTCAATGGAAAAGTTCTACTACGAGCAAACAATTGATGTCTACGAAGAACAATTCAAACAAAGACATATCAGAAGAACTCGCGTCCAATGTGAAGAGTTATATAGATATCTCAATAATCCAAAGCAAGTCCAAAACATCGGACTTCACGACTATATCGATTATCTAGTTATGGCAAAAGATGCTGGATACGATATGAAACTCAAATCAACGTTATACCCACTCAACTGTGCTCTAGCTCACGATACACTCGCAGCAATGAAAAGAGCAAAGGAATGTGCGGAAATTAACGAAAAACTATTACAAATCTCCAGTGTTTTACAAAAATATCAACTTTCTTCAAAGGATTTAAAGATTGTAATTCCGACTTGTCAAAAAGACTTTGTTGACTGGGGAAGTAAATTAGGAATCTGTGTCGGAACTTATGGTTATGACAAAAAAATGATTGAAGGCAAATGTATCATCCTGATGGTCTATGTCAACGATCAACCGCTCGAATGTTGTGAACTTGTTAAAAAGCAAAACGGTGAAACACTCCGAATCGAACAACTTAGAGGGATGCATAATCAATCAAGTGAAAGACACGAAGATTGCGAAAAATTGGTAAACCGCTTCATTCAAAATGTAGGTAGAAATTGGAGAGTCCAAAATGCTGCTTAAAAAACAATATGAAGCCGGGGTAAATCTTACCGATGAAGAATTAAAAGAACTGATCATCATGTATAAATCTGGATGGTATTTCATCAAAGAAATATGTGACTGGTTCGGATTAACAAATTATGAATTCAAAGCATATCTAAAAATAGCAAAGGAGAAAGGTTATGAGATATAGGATAGGCATAGCTGGAGCACTACACATAGGAAGAAATGAGGGAACTGACTTCTCACTAGACAATGAACTTGGTGACTTAAATAAAGAACAAGAAGAGTTGTTAAAAGAAATAGCAAATGATTTCATAAATCAGTTTGATAGTGAAGAGAAAGGGTGGAAACTGGGCGGTTACGATAGATGCGACTTTGGTTGGTTAAATGACAAAGTGTTTGTGGTTGGATTAGAGCCATCATATCAATGGGATAGACTCCTGGCGTTCCAGTTCGACTTTGAAAACAAAGACACATCTATGGTTTTAACAGGAACTGCCTTTGGAGCTTATGGTTCAGACATTGCTCTGAAGATGAAATATCTAAAGGATTATAAAAGAAAAAGCAAGTTCGCTAACTTCATAGAAAAATGGTACGACACGATTAAGGAGAAGATGTTATGAAATCGCTAGATGAAATTATCAACAATAGGCAATTCAAGCCACTAACAGTGATGAATGAAGATGACATCATCAGAGTCGATGGATACTTCTTTGATCCAGTTACTCAAAAGAGATGGTTAGTTATCTTTACAGCATCATTGGGTTGGGAACATGCGTCCGTTTCTCAACCAAACAAAACTCCTACCTGGGATGTTATGTGTCGCATTAAAGATATCTTCTGGAGTGAAGACGAATGTTGCGTTGAATATCATCCTAAAAAAGAAGATTACGTAAACATGCATGAGCATTGCTTACATATATGGAAACCGATGTTTGAAGAATTACCAACACCACCCGCAATTATGGTCGGATTCAAAGATGTCGATTCCGAAACAACCGCAGCCATTTCAAAAGCCTATCTCAATTCATTAACTGATGATGAACTGATGGAAATGGCGGAAAAAAGAGGTCACAAATTAGGCAATAGAAGTATTAAAAGGAGGATGGCTAAATGATTACTATTCCTGTTTGGGTATTCGTACTCTTAATTGTCTTAGCGAGTATCACAGCATTATTCATTTTATTGATAGTGATTAGCTTCTTCATCAACATCTTCACACCGACATGGGAACCCGACATTCCTAATTGTCCTGATGAAATCGATGTTCCTGATAGAAATGATGATCCAGAAGCAATACCAACAGTCTCGAGAGAAGATTAACTATGGAATGTCCGTGTAGAGATTGTAATAAAAGGCACGTTGGTTGCCACGCTAAATGTAAAGGCTATCTCTCCTGGAAAAAGGAATGGGATAGACTTAGGCGGAAACGCCAACAAGAAGAACATCAAACAAACTTGTTCTATTCTGGTAAACCAGTAAGGAGGAGAAAATGAAAAAATACACTGCTCACTTAACTGGATATAACACAACTGCTTGGGGTTCACATACAACAACGATTCAAGTTGATAGTGAAGAAGAAGCAAAGTTGTGGTGCCACGAACACTCATTCATGGGTGGTTGTGACTGGTATGTTGACTACTTAGTCGAAAATAAGAAAGGAGACTAATTATGGAAATTGAATTAGTTAACGCAATTAAATTAGGTGATAAGGTTATCGACTTAACACCAAAGACCGAACAAGACTTAACCGAAATTACAAATGCTTGTGTAAATATTATGGGCTTCATGCTTGCAGTAGGCACAAGTGGACTCGCTGATGATAAAGAAAGAGTTGAAAGAATTATGAATCTCGCTGGTAAAATTGGTGGTCAAATGGCGAAAGAAGCTCTAATTCATGTTGGTAAGGAAAAAGCCGAACCAATTAAGCCAAAAGGAAATAAACCAAATGGCAATGATGCTTAATAATTATGCCCTTTTAGTAGGGTTTATCAAAAGAACACCGAAATTGGTGGAAGATGAAAACTACAAAGGTAAGTGCTGCTTATTCACAATTTGCACCAAAGACCATAAGTCAGTTAAAGAAGTTTTATGCTTTGCTACTGGTATGCTCGTAGAACAATTGATGGTTTATGGTAAACAAGGCTCATTCTGGGCTGTTGGTGGCATCTTAGGATTACACAGGGGTAAGAATAATAAAAAGGTTGAAATGTCTCTTAAATGCGTTGAAATCGAACTATTAAAAAGACCGGTGATTCCAAGTGAAACAGTAGAAGAATTTGTTGGTGACTACTCGCCTAAAGAAATTGTTAAACGAGCGAGAGAAAGGAAGAAGAAATGAAACTTCATAACTTAAAAATAAAAGATAACTTCTACTGGGAAGTATCTCATGGTTTCAAAAAAGCCGAGCTTAGAAAAAACGATCGAGAATTTGCTAAAGGTGACTTGATTCACTTTGTTAACACTAATGGGGAAGACTTTATCAACGAACCAAACAATGTCTACCAAATTACTCATGTTTTAAGTGGCGTTCCAGAATATGGTCTCAATGAAGAGTATGTAATTCTCTCAATAGAGAAGTTGGGTGGATCATTATGAAACTAATTATTCTAGGTGAGCCTGCTGGTAAAGGTAGACCAAAGGCAAGAAATGCTGGAAAGTTTATTCAAATCTATACACCAAAAGAAACCACTCATTATGAGTCAAAAGTCGTCTATGAATATAAAAACAAATATGATGGTATGCAGTTCAATGTGAATAGTGAATTATACGTCACTATCAAAGCATACTTCCAAATCCCTAAAGGACATTATAGGTTTCATAAAAAGACTAACACTCTTGACTTAGACGGTAGTGGAAAAATGATGCTTGAAGGTTTGGTTAGACCAAAGAAAAAACCTGACACTGACAATATCGCAAAGATATGTTTAGATGCCTTAAATGGAATCGCTTATCCAGATGATAGCCAAGTTGTCGAACTATTGGTGCAGAAGTTCTATTCTGAAGAACCAAGAGTTGAAATCGAAATTGAGGAGCGATGATATGTTTGATGATAATTACAAAAAGAAATGCCCTCTATGTGGCGAAAAGCTAGATTGCGATGACATTGATTACAATTTTGAAGGTAATCAAGACGAATACTCTACTTGTAGTCATTGTCACACATCGTTTCAATTTTACATCAGATATGGTCATGTGTGGAAATACGATAAAACAAAGATGTATTTCGATGAAAAAGACCAAGAGTGGTATTGCTCTGAAGATCCAAAAGATACCGAAACTGTTTACGTTTATAAGAAAGGAAACAAACAATGAACGAAATTAAAATTAAAAGAACTAACAGGTGCGACACTAGAACACTTGAACCTGGAGCAGTAGTTACTGAAGAAGCTGCTAAAACCGACACCATTTATCACATTGAAGCAGTCAAAAAATGCGGTGATGCATTGGTAGAGATGCTTAAAGAACAATTTGCAAAGCACGACTTTACAAAGTTGGATACCATACCTTGGTTTACAGATGGTTTAAACAAAGGATTTAATAGCAAAGAATTTACCGATTGGTATAAAATGCATGTCAACACAGAGCGCCATCACCTATTAAAGTCAGTTCCAGATGATGTGAATTTAATAGATGTATTGGAAATGATATGCGACTGTTGTTCAGCAGGAATGGCTAGAACCGGTAAAGTATTCGATGTAGAAATCCCTGAAGATGTCCTTAAAAAGGCAGTTGCTAATACCGTTAATTTGTTAATTAGTTCAATTAAAGTAGAGGATTAACCATGCAGAAGTGGATTGGAATTGGAAGAATCGATGAAGAACCAACCAATGTAAAGCTGAATGGTTATGATGCTCTCCTAATGTGGGTAAGATGTACTCGTGCCTGGGATGCTAGTAAAGACGATGCGGTTCCAGTGATATGGTTAGGCAAGCGCAAATTCAACGTGCTGAAGTACATAAGCACTCACGAGCAAGTCACTGGAGCACTCGTATATGTGACCGGTGAAATCTCATCTCGAGTAAAAATCGAAGGTGAAAAAGAAATGACAATTGGATCCGCTGTGTTTGGAACAAGTCTTACATTCTGGGATAGTGAATCAATTGCCACAATGGAAAAGAAAGCAGGAAGTGAAGATTCGCTGCTAGGAAGTAGTTTGGAGGACTTGGTATGAATTTTAAAGAATGGTTATTAGCAAATTGGAACGAACTTAGAAAAGATACAAAACATTTTTCTGATGACGAACATAAAGTATTAGACCTAGAAAACAACTCTTGGTGGATTAACTATTCACACGAAAAACCATTAGATAGTTGGGATAGATTATTTGCTTTATACTTAATTGACGTTCATCCAGAATGTGTTGATAAAACTTGGGATGAAGTAAAAGACATTGAAGATATTAAAGATTTTTCTAATAGTGGTTACGAAGGTATTAAAGCTTATAACAACTATGAACGTGAATGGCTTAGTGATAAAGATGCTTGGAGAGAGATGGTTAATGTCGCTAAGCAAGGTAGAGAAAAAGTCTTAGTTGACTCTTATGAAGATGATGGTTGGTTCGGTGCTAGTTAATACAAAAGGAGAGTGGGAATTGCTATGAAAGTAAAAGAAATAGAAGATTATTTGATTGATTATGTAAATCAAAACTATGAGTATCATCATAAAGAAAAGGCTTTAAAAGAATTTGATGCGGTTCACGAAAAGTTTTCATTAGATGATATTCAACATCTTGGTTTTATTCTTAATGATTACCCAGATTATGATCATTGTCTATTTAAAGTAAGTAGTGACCAATTCTTCTTAAAGTTTGGTTTAAGTAGAAGTTATTTATTATCAGCCAGTAAAAAAGATATTCATAAAATAGCCAAAGCATTACATAAGTTTTTCGGCAGATTTGAATTGGAGAATAAAAAATGAGAGTTCAGAATTGGCACATGTTAAACACTCTTGTAAACTTCGCATTCTTGATTGTGATGATTATATTCGCTCTTCAGAGAAACGTTGAGTTATTAGATATCTTAATCAAAGTCGGAATAGTCGCAGTGATACAAGGCAGTTGGAATCTTCTAATGTTAGCGATACCGCGTTTCTATCCAGCACCTGAAAGAAATCGTCACAATGAAAAATAGCCTGGAACAATACATACGATTCCAAGAACTACGAATTAACGCGGATGCTGAACTACAAGTTCTTCTTGCTCAAAGGCGTAGATTGATACCATCAAAGGATGCTGAAAAGTGTACTGAGTTAGACTTACGAATTATCAATCAGCAAACATACATCTCACGTATCGATGAAATAGTTAAAAGGTGGAGTGACGCACTCATTATGCTTGCTAGTACGTATGGTGATAAAGAGTTAGAAATGTTTGTGACACTTATTGTGAGACAGACACCACCTCATAAGGTCAAGAAATGGAGCAAAAGCGCTTGCTACAGGTTCATTAACGAGGCGAATAACCAAATACAAGCATTAAAAGAAAAAGGGGGTAATTAGCCCTCTTTTAATATTTCTGGTAAGAAACAGAATCCGATAACTGGAAGGATGAATGCGAATCCAACTGTCGCATTATCTAACATCAGTCTTATGATGACGACAACCATTGCTATTTCAATGACCGCCCAGATAATAAGTTTAATGACTTTTTCCATAATAACTATAATATCATGTCAATTTCTTCGTCAGTTAAACCTTTCTTTTTAAGCCAACGAGTTAAGACTTCGATTTTATCTTTGCTAAGTCTCCATCCTGCTAAGGCATAGATAAGGTTTTTAAGTTGTGGAGAGATATGTAATCTTGTCACGTATTTCTCAACTTCTTCTTTACTTTCCATTGCCTTTACATTGAAGTAGTAGACATAGAATTCGTCATAACTGACACCGGCTTTGCTATAGCATTGTGCTTTAGCATAGACACGCTTGTTATAGATTCTTAAAGCGGCTTCCGCACCTAACACCTCACGGTAGACTTCTCTTTGAACTTCAGCGATATTGTCTTCAGTGATAGTGTAGTTCTTTAATGCTTCACCGATGGCTTGAGCATTTTCAGTAGCGGCTTTATAAGCAGCATTCATCATCACTCTAATTGTCTTCTCTTCAGCAGCTTTATCTTCTGGAGAGAGTTCTTTTTTATCTAACTCTTTGATTTGATTTTGGAGTTCTTTGATTTCATTAGTAGCGGTATTCATATAACTAGCCTGGATAGTGGCAATAGCATCACCATCAGTTTTGTCATACATAACGTTTTGTTTATAATCGTAGAACTCTTTAGAGTATTTGCTCTTTTCTACTGGATCAATGAGATATTGGTCTTTAACGATTCTCATCAACTTATAGCCACTTGCTTCATCAGATGTCATTGGTAGTAAGATATCACCAACGATACCAGTGTATTGGTCTAATAAGTATTCAATCTTTAATGGAGAATAGTTGAAGATTTTTCCTAACCATTTAGAGATATTGGATGTGGATTTTTCGTATTGCTCGCTTGGTCTTGTGTTATCCCATTTAGCACCAACAATTTCTCCACCGTACCAAGTTCTATTCTTGCTGACATCATCCATCGCTTGGAAGAATCCCCAAGACAAGATGCTTTGACCACTGATAGGAGCGTTAGCTTCAAATAAAGCATATTTAAGTGCTTCTTCCATCGCGTTCTTATTTCCTTTAGCGGTATCAAAGGCACCAGTAACAATAGAGTTAAAGGCACTGATGACACGACCTTTAGGAATACGGATGAATTGGTCACCAACTTTAATTAAATAGTAGTTGTTCTTAATGTTTTGGTTGAGTGAATGATAGTCTTCATCATCGATATAAAGCAATTCATTAAATAATTGTGTTCCAATACCGAGGATCAAGATTCTTAGTAATAATTCAGCCCAGTCTTTCAAAGTTTTTGGAGCAATGAATGTTCTCATCATTTTTGTGAAACCTTGAATGTTAGCATTTAAGAACATACCAAAGGTATTGTTTATTTGTCTACCAAGTGTACCAGAACGAGAGAAGTTCAATGTAATTTCGTGAGCTTCATAAACACCACGAGTCACAATTTGCTTATTAGACATTTGATTCATGCCTTTGGCTCTTTGTTTGGTTAATTGTTCAGTAGTGGCTAAGTATTGAGCGTAACGAGTAGCGATTTCAATAACTTCGTTTACTCTTTCAATACCTTTCCAAGGTTTAATAACATATTCTAAACCATTGGATAATTTCTTCTTATCGGTGAAAGTATCCGAAGTGGACATAATAGATGTTCCAATACCGCCATTAGCAACGAATGTTTGGAAATCAATATCATTAGTGATGACACTCTTGTATGCTTTTGGGAGTTTTCTTAAAACACTTGTCATCCCAGTTGGAGAATAGAATGATGCATCCCACAAGTCACGGATAGCATTTCTTAAACCGAAGAATGGATTATAAGTTGTCAATAAGTTCTTAACTAAACCTTGGGCTTTTGCAATCCATCTCATCGGAGCGAGTTTAGTAAGTGTTTCATTATATACACCGGCTAACGCTTGGAAACCTTCCATAATGTTTGCGGTAGTGAGAACACTATGTGCTTCTCCACCTTCGTAATATGTTAAGACATTGCCATCAAGTGCTGGTCTAGTAAGGTAGTAAACCATGCTTGAATCGGTATTACGTGGCATATCTTCTTTAGCGATTTCTTGTACAAAGTCATTAGAAATAAGGTTGTTATCTCCCATATACTTAGTACCAGCGTGAACTAAATCTTTAATTAGTTCGTTAATCGCTGTTTTTTGGTGGATTTTAACCGTTTGCATTTGTAGTGATTCAAATATATCTTTGATGACTAAATCACTGCCCTTAGCGGCTTTTAATGTCTTGGCGTTGACTGACATTGAGATATCAGCATTTGGTCTGATGATCATTTCTCTATATGTTGGAACATAATGAGAATAATTCTTTTGTAGCCACTCATAAGCGGACTTGGTTAAGTAACCAGATTCATATTGCATCCTTAAAAGTTCGCGAGTATATTTCCACATTTCTTCACGCATTTCAGCAAAGAATGGGAATTGTTCATCGATTTGAGCGAGTCTCGTATCAATATCTTTTTGGTTGAGAAGTCTTAAATACTTACTTGCTTCTTGATAAACAGTGAGTGCTTCACCTTCTAGTTCAATATGTGAGTCAAGTGATGTCTTATGAGTGAGCTCGTTGAATGTGGCTTCATCCATTGCAACACCTTTTTGAATTGCATCAGAGAGTAGTGGGAAGTGTTCACTAATCTTAACTAATAAGTCAGCAGGCATTGTTCTTGTTTCTAACCATTTACCAAAGACAGTCTTTCTTTCTTTTGGTTGTTGATCCTTGAGTTTATCAATGTCATCGATAGAAACAATATCAGTGCCTAAAGCGGCTTGTAGTCTGTCTTGTTCAACGAATAAGGCAAGTGATTCATAGAAGTTAGCAAAGCCGCTCTCAATGGCTTTTTGACGTGCTTTTCCTTGTAAATCACCAGCAAATTGCTTAGTTAATAAATCCATGATGCCATCTTTGCCATTGTATAAGCCTTTAGTCTTTCTAACGACATGACCATTATCATCGACTTCATAGAAGCCATTAGAGAACACATCGTGAGAAATAGATGTAGATGACCTGACCTTATCGGTTTGGTACATTGCTTCGCGTTGAGAATAACCAAATCTTCTAAAAGCATTTTCAATACCAGCAGCGCTATTGGTTAACTTAACAGCGAGTGTTTCGGTTTGATAACCAATATTTTGTAACCAAGTAGCAGTGGATTTGATATTGCTTTTACCGACTCTAATCTTCTTTTGCAAGTTTGGATCATCCATCGTTCTAACAAGATGTTGCATTTCTTCTTCAAAGGTTTCGAGCGGATTATATGTTTCGGTTGGAAGCATTGGTTCTGGTTCGATAGCTTCGCCTTCAACTCTTTCTTCGATAGGAGTAAGAGCGGTATCCATTGTATCGACAATCTTTCTTACTAAATCAATACGAGTGAAAACGCCTGGCTTTTCTTTAAAGTATCTTGCCATTAAATTAGCCATTGCGGTTTGTTTGGCACGTTTAAGAGCTTCGTCTTCTGCGATGCCTTGTCTCATATATTCTTTAGCGTAGATATCAACCGCTTTTGAGAACTCTTCATTGATACCCATTAACTTATCAGCGACTGAAATCATATCGTTATAAACTTCAGTGCTAGATGTTTTAATTGTTTCGACGGTATTTAATGCGACAATTTCAGTGCCAGTAGAGATTTCATCTCCCTCTTTCTTAACAACGATTTCGCCATCCTTACCATAGAATGAATCGATTTCTTCGTTGTTATATGCTTCCATGATTTCAGCATTATCAGAGTATGCTTCAGCGATTTCCACTGTGTTATTAGCATCAAAACCGACTTCTTCAGCAATTTCTTGGACTTTTTCATCGTTCTTCTTGAAGTATTCTTTTTGTAAATCATCTTCAGTGATGCCACGAGCTTCTAAAGCGTTCAAAACCGCTTCTTGGGCTTTCATATATTTGGTATTAGCATCATAAGCACGTTTGATGGCTTTTTCTAATTTCGCTCTTTGAGTATCGCTTAAATCAGGATTAGACCTCACTTGCTCTAATGCTAAGTCAATATTTGTTCTTTCGGATATATCAATCTCGGATTCCATTGCTACTTGCGAGAATGTCTTACCGAGTCTCTTTGCTTGTTTATGTAAATCATCTAACGCATCTGAATAGTTAGAATAATCAATAGCGGCTTGTTGACCGACTTGTTTTCCGTTGATCGTGGTTTTTCCTAACTTGTAATATTGTCCACCTTCACCGATGGCACCAAGTAAACCACCAACAACGAATGATTGTGCTAGACCAGCCCAGAACTCACCGCTTGAATATTCAGTGGCTAAATCCATTTCATAGTCATAGGAAATCTTTTTAAGTAGTGGATTAGCGACATCAGATAAGACTTCTTCTAAACCTTCAGAAAGGAAACCAGCAACCATCTTACCACCTAATGTGGATGTGAATTTCTTAACTGCTGCACTCTTTAAAGCGGCTTTGCCAAGAATACCTGAAGCAACGTCAGTTCCAATACCACCAATAAGTTCAGTACCAGCTTCAACAGCACCGGTCATTAAACCATATAATGTGGCTTGATGGATATTAGCACCTTCTTCTAATGCTTCTTCAGTTCCTTTACCAGCAGCACCTAAAGACACAGCACCTAAACTTAATAACTGTGCGCCTTTTGCACTCAAGCCAGCAGCACCGCCTACACCAGCAGTCACGTACATACCAACGAGTTGACCAGCACCTTCAGCAAGACCTAAAACACCTTGACCGAACCAACCAGTATTCTCTTCTAATACATCGTGACCAAAGGCATATTTTTCACGCCATTCTTCAAACTCTTTATCCGAGACATTATAAGCGCGTGACCATTGACCAAGACCAAGACTAGACCAGGCTAATCCCATGTCTTTCCAATATTCATCACCATACTTTGCCATATTGGAGATGGATTTACCAATTCCCCAAGGAGTAAAGTTAGCGAATGTTTCAGTAAAGTTGGCAAGATTACCTGCCATATCGACTTTAACAAAGTCTTCCGCCCATTGAGTATCAGCACCAAACCAAGAACCGATATCACCAGCAATAGTGACACCTAAATCGATGATACCTTCAAACATTGAGACAAATCCTTTACCAAAGGCATTAGCAATGTTATCAATAGTTCCAAAGATATTATCCCACCAGTTTTGTGATTCTTGCTTTTCTTGTGCTAAAGACTCGACATATTCGTTGCTCTCGTTACCATAATTGGAAATATCGATACCGGCACGAGAAAGCATCTCGGCATCACCTAAAGTGAAGTCGGTAGTGCTTCCTAATGGAGTCTTTCTCATTGTTTGGAGAAACTCTGCTGTAGATAGTATTTGTTTCTTATTTGCCATATTAAATCCTAATTTTTGTTAAAAATTTTAACGATTTTTGGGATTATAACCGAGAAAAGTGGGTATAAACCCATTTTTCCCTTAATTAACTTTCATGTTTGGAACGTTGATCTTCCAATTAACTTTTGGTTGTCTGCCATTCAAGATGTCACCATCAACGTAGTAGAGTTTGCCATTATAGAACATCATATATTTTGTTCCACTTCCGTTTTTGGCTGTGTAATCAATAGCAACGATGTCACCATTGTTAGCAGTCATGTAGAAGTTCTTTAATTGGTCAGTTCCTTCAATAGAAGAATCCTTCATATTTGAAAGTAAGACATCAGCTTCAACCGCGCCTTTATATGACACACCATCTTTCTCTTTGAGTTCAGTTGTTTGGAACACTCTATCAGCCCACTTAGCATTGGCTTGGACATCTTGAGATTCTAAGTCTCTAGCATAAGTGCTGTAGTAGTAGTCAAAGATTTTCTTTTGTTGGTCTGTCATATTTGGATAGAACTCACTCTTGAGATAATCTAAGTCTTCTTGAGATGTGGCTTGTTGAAGCATTGTCATTGTGGTTTGCCAATCTTCTTCACCTTTAGTGGTTGCATCTTCTTGACGTTGTTGTTCAATGTCCATCAAATTGGCTTGATGTGTTTCATCAGCTCCAGTGATGGCTCTTTGGTAATTGCCTAAGATACCTGCTCTAGTAGATTCCGCAATACCTTGATTGCCTAAGCCAGCACCTGCTAACGAGTCATTAGCATATTTGAGTGCTTGATCTTTAGCATTTGCAGCTTGAATCTTGCTAGATAACATTTCTTTATAAGAAGTGGTTTCTAAAGCATCATATTTATCTGGAGTATTACCACCTTCTCCAGAGCCACCAGTAGGGGTAACAGCATTTTCTCCAGTGTTACCAATTGCCTTTGAGAAATTGTTTACCCATTCTTGTTTATTCGTTGTTACTGCCATTGTCGGAATCTCCTTTCAATTCTTCTTTAGGTTCTTCTTTTGCTTCTTCTTGTTTAATATCCGCTCCAATGCTCTTGAGATATTCTTCCCTGGCGATTTGGCTTTCAAGTTTAGGAATGAATGTTCTCTTTAAAAGAGCATTATGGAAAGCCATTAAAACAACGACTTTGTTTTTAATCTTTTCAGCTTCTAATTTCACTTCAATGACCGCGGATAAGTAGCCACTGAGGTAAGAAGTGAATAACGCGGTAATTCTTGATACAAGGTTTACCCACGCTTGTGTATCATCTCCACTGATGAAGTCATAGACTGTTAACAAACCCCAAATAAGAGATATTGCGAGTTGAGAAACAATCTTAACTGTTCTGTTAGTGGTTCTATTCTTCTTGATTGATTGGTTGAGTTTTCCACCGACTTCGAGAGTTCCGATGTTTTCATTTAAGGCATTTAATGTTAAGAAGTACTGGATTGATTCTGGTTGGAATTTCACTCTACCTTCATATACATCCATAATCACTTCGATGACATCTTCATCAGTGATTCTTCTAATAATGTTTCCCTCAAACTCAAGTGGCTTTTCTTTGAGAAGTTGGATATCTTCTTTTTGACAATATTTAAGAATTAACTTAGCTTGTTCTTCGGAAATATTAGTTTGAGTAATATGATCCAATTTCTTATGGAAGAATTCTTCTTCTCTTTCGATATAATAATATTGTGGGAAGTACGGAAGTTCTGGTTCCACTAAAGTATGAGTCTTTTCATATTCATCTTTATTGATTTGGTAAAGTCCATCTTCTTTTGCTAGTTGCTTATCGCGACCACCAGATTCACCCATTAAAAGTCCGAAGACCATAATCATAAAGATAATGAGAGAATTACTGAGCCAGACTAACCAGTTGAACTCTTTATTTAATCCAACATTGGTTATTGTCATTAAGATGATGAGGACTAAACCCCAAACAAGAGTGAATGACTTGACAACATGTTTAATGTTTATTTTTTTTAATTTTTCAAGCATTATTCGTCACCTCTTTTCAAGTTAATAAAGGTCATTAAGATGATGACAAGTGCGACAATACCTATAACTAGACAAATGAAGAATGTAGCCGCCCAAGGACTTGATAACCACTTTTGAATAGCATGCCAATCGTTTGCAATCTCAAAGCCTATAAGCCCTGCGATTAAGCCAGTTAGCAAAAATGAACCAGTGGCAATTAAAGCGACTTTGTGCTTAGCAAACCACTTTTTCAATTTCCTTTTCTTCATATAATCCATAAATTATTCAACCGCCCTTCTTCTTCTTTCTTCTTTTTCTTTTGCTGCAGCTTCTTCAGCATCTAACTTTTCAAATGCGCCTTGATATAAGTTGTATTTCTTCAAATTATATTGAGTGGCGAAGTCGACACCATAAGCAGCACCTGCACCTGCAAGTTCGCAAGATAGAATTAAGAATAAATCATCAATTATTACTTTAAATAGGAACACAGCAGCCCATGCTACCGCGATTCCAAATACGTAAGAAAGCATTGTGACTTTCTTTTCTTGCTTTTCTTGGTTCTTTAACTTTTTGTAACCAAAGAAGATAGCACACACGATGGCAAGAACACATCCGATAGTGAGTCTAATTGATTCTCCTTGGTTTTCTACGAAGTCAAAGTATTCGTTCCACTTCGCAGCAAAGATGGCAATTATTGGAGTAGCAATAGCAGCCCATTCACCAACTTGGCATCCAATGTATGCTCTGTGGTAATACTTTCTTGGGCATCTGGTTTTTAGAGGTTCTTTTTTAACTTTTGTAGTCATAATGATCGCCCCCTTTATTTATCGAAGTATTTTTTGTTTAATGCTTCCGCAACACCGCTTGCTACCAATTCTTTAGAGTGATTAACGATATTTAAGAGAATGTCTTTTAATTCGGCATTTTCATTGGATAATCTATCGTTTTCATCACTAACTTTCTTTAATAAGTTTTCAGTTGTTTTGAGCTCTTTAGAAATGTCGCCCATAACAGTGATAACTTTGTCGTAATTTTCATTAGTGATATTGAAATCTTCTTTAATCTTTTCAGCCATCTTCTTGTTATCATCAACAATAGTTCTTGTTAATGACACTTCTTCGATAGCGTTTTTAATGTTCTTTCTATTGATGAGTGAAGGTGCTAATGAAACAACAGCACCCACAACAGCGCCAATAATAGCACCAATAGTGGTACCAAAGATTTGAGTATCGCGGATCTCTTGGTATTTGGCGTTGAGTTGGTCTAACAATTCTTGAAGTTTGGATTCCTTCTCTTCTTCTGTTAACTCTTCCTCATTGGTGGTTGGTTCAGTTGTTTCTTCACCTTCCGCGTAAACTACCATTGGAGCATTATCACGAAACGAAGCAATGCCCATGCCTACGCCAGCACCAGCAAGCAAGCACAAGCACGCAAACACGAGACTGAATAAATTTCTTTTTTTCATAGCGTCATTCTCCTTTCAGTATTTCGCTAATTTCATTAAATAGTGGTTCGTATTGTCCGACATTCACTTCTGAATCGTGGACTTGTTGGATTTCCTTTAGCTGCTTTTTAGTAAGTCGATGAGAGTTGTTCTTCAACTTATAAGCAAACATTAGGAAGTTCCAAATTCTTTTTGATGGCATTTCACTATAACCGTAGAGTAGATTCTCATTTTTGTAATGGAATAGGCTTCTGTCATAGTTTTCTAATATCCTTCGTGCAAGTTCCTTATCTTTTAAGATATCGTGCCTTACAAAGTCTTTATCATCACCATATACAGTCACTAAGTCAGGCGATTCAGTAACGAAATAGATGGTTTCTCGATACTTGATATTGCTCCACTCATTTAAGGTGTAGTAGATGCAATCAACTTCATACCCGTTAATATCGAATGAGCGACTTTCTTGAACGTGCGGATTACGATATTTAACGATAACTTTTAGGTCAATATCTTTACAGTTGTTAAGATAGAGACTTGAGCCACCTTGAAGGATGCAGATTATATCGGTTTTCTTGATGCCGATTTCAGCCAGGTTCTTTAATAATTTTCTTACGAATGTTTTATTCACCTGGGTGTTCATTTGATTCAACTTCCACTTTAATTTCTTCTACCGCGTTATAGTAAGCGATAAATTCAGCAAGTTCTGGATCGTTTTCATCACCGTGCTTAGCAATAATGTGCATAAGTGCTTTTCTGATTAAAGCGTGTTCTTCACCTTCGGTAATGTGTCTTTCTCTTAAAGAGTGGTTGACTGCTTTGCCTTTGGCGCTTTCTTCACCAGTGAATTGTGCTTTTTCTTCAAGATTGTTTAATCTGACTTCTTGGAATTCAGCACCAGTTAAGACCTTTGCTTTGTTAGCCATATAGTTTTCTCCTCCTTATGCTAATGTTTAGGAACAAGTGATGACAATTTCCTTTAGAACAGTGATTTCTGAATGCTTTGAAACCCTCTTTTTCTCTTGGTAATCCTACTTGTTTCTTCACTCGCCTTTTTTCACGAGTGATGGTCTTTCTATTCATTTTCATTACTATCTTTCCAGTCTCGGTTAAGATGTAATCAAATCCTAGAAAACTAATCGGTTGCGTTATTTTAAATAACTGCGTCTTCTTAGTATTGAGTGTCATACCCCTTTCTTCGAGGTATTCATTGATGAACGATCTCACTTGTCTTAAATGCTCTTTGGAAGAACTTAACACAATGATGTCGTCCATATATCGACCATAGAACTTACATCGGTATCTTTCTTTGAGAATATGGTCTAGGTCATTGAGAACTGATAGCATAATCAATTGACTGACTTGACTACCTAATCCGATACCATAATCTCCCTCATAACTGTCAATGATGTTTGATACTTGTTGATAAGCCCAATCATCACTAACGAGTTTTCTAATTGCCTTCTTTGCAACTTCGTGAGGTACTGAACCAAAGTAGTTCTTAATATCACATTTGAGTGCGTACCCATCTCTACCATATTTACGATAGAAACGTAGGAGATGAACTTTTAATCGCTTTCTAGCGAAGTCTGTTCCTTTTCCTAATTGACAAGCATAATTGTCATAAATGAAGTGCCTGGTGATTTCCTTATACAAGTAGTTGTCACAGAGACTTCTCTGGAGCACTCTATCTCGTAACCTAGTCGAGATTATGTGTCTTTCTTTTGGCTCGTAGATTGTAAACTCTACGTAAGGAGAGATTTGATAAGTTCCGTCTTCAACCTCTTTGATGAGAGCGAGAAGATTACTTAGTTCGGTATCTTCAAATTTTATTGAAGAACTTTTCCATCTCACGCTATTGAGAGATTTTTTGACCGCCTTGTGCATATTTGCAAAGTCTAGGACAGTCTCTTTAATAGAACTCATTATTTATCTCTTCTTAATTAACTAGTGTCAGCGTTTATAGAGATACTAACTATAAATAGTCAATCTCATCGCTGCTCTTTCTTCACCCTATGGGCGAGGTTTATAACTCCTTGTGTTCGATTGGTGATTTCGGTCATTCGACTTACTTTAAGCACTAAGTTGTTAAACTCAATCGGGAACAACCGCGTTACTGTTGTTAGCGTTGTTGTTGTTGTTAGCCCCAGTCGTTTTCACGTTATAGACGTTATTCGCGTTGCCGCGGTTGGCGGAGATTTAGTTATAAACCCCCATACTTACGTGTTTCATTTTCTATCCAGTTCTTGATTGACTTCTTGGCATTTTCACATAATGTGATCCAATGTTTAATCTCTCCACTGTCTAATTTAGTAAACACTTCGTATGATATATCAATTAACCCAGTTAGAGCGGTGAGCTCAGCCAACGCCTTTTTCTGATACAGTCTTCTGAGTTCGTAATCCTTTGCAGTCTTTACGTAAACAGAATTGGCTCTCCGTACATCTGCATACATCTCAGTGGCACTTTCGATAATCTTTTGAGTTAAACACCATCTATATCTCTTAGCGAAATTGTTTTCGTTAGTACATTTAATGAGTGTGTGCTTATAGAGTATTCTTGTGTCATCTAAGAAGGAGACACCGCTTACTTCTCGTAAGTAACTAGGTTTTGACATCTTTTTTATTCCTTTCAGGAATGATAATCACCTAAATCGGTGATAATTGTTTATTGCACTTGCGTGCTTGATTATATTTCACAAGCGGGAACAACCGCGCGACTGTAGCTAGCGAAGTAGTCGTTGAGAGCCCCAGACGTATACACGAAATAGACGTAATTCGCGTTGCCGCGGATGGCGGAGCGTGTCCACACATACTGTGCGGAACCAGCTTGTGTTTTGATAATACGCCAGTTAACAGCACTGTTAGTGGCGTTACCAAATTGTTTATAATAATCAATCATCTTT